ACTGCTCAAGTACAGGTGGGCGGTACCGAACTTTTCCAGTTGGATTGGAACTGTAGACTAAAATATGTTGATGTATAATAAAAGACATCATCTCGAAAAGAAGGTGTCCGTCCTATGTTAGTGGGCCGCTGGATTCTCTGTACATCGTACCAATTATAAGGTTGAACAGCCAGCGCAGCGTTCACTAACTTTTTGGCCCAATAGGCCAAAAAGGCCTGGCCCAACTATAAAATTAACAAGTTCGAATCCGGCAAATCGAAGTGAAGGATATATATTACCCTTCACTTCGGAACGTGGAACATCAGAACATTTACGTAAATGGCTGCACCGCGAACCACGTATTGCTTTACATACAATAACTATACCCCTGCGGGCATGGACACTCTCAAACAATGGATGCAAACGAATTGCAAGTACGGTTGCTTCCAAGAGGAGGTTGCTCCTACGACAGGAACGCAACACTTGCAAGGATATATGAACCTGCATAAGAAGACCCGCACAGCTACGCTTCAAAAAAAGTTCGGTCCTATGGGAATACCACTGGCATTAATAAACGCGAATGGTACGCCCCAACAAAACCGGACATACTGTAGTAAGCCAGGTGGTAATAACTTCTGGGAGACTGGAGATATAAACATTGTGGGACAAGGCGCTCGCACAGACTTGGCCTTGGTAGCTGAGAAAGTTCTCGGAAAAAGACCACTCGCAGAAGTTGCTGGTGAACATCCAGAAAGCTTTATAAAATACCATAGAGGTATCAAAGAATTAATGTTTACTTTAGATGAACCAGCTGCCGAAAGAGAAATGGAAGTAGTACTTTTATTTGGAGATCCTAACACTGGCAAATCATATAAAGCTCGAATGTATGCGAAGTTATATGGACCATACTATACCTTAGGACAACCTAACAATGGAGCATTGTGGTGGGATGGATATAAAAACGAAGCTTCTCTACTCATAGATGAATTCAAAGGGTGGATTACTCCGACACAATTAAACGCGATTCTGGACATATACAAGTTACCGTTAGCTACAAAAGGCGGTACTACGTACGCCCGATATAATCATGTGTTCATTACCTCAAATTATCCTCCTGAGGAGTGGTACTCCGACAAGGTAATTTGGAATCGCGAGTCTTTACTACGCAGAATAACTAGCATTTACGAATACCGCGGAACGGATTATAAAAATAGCGTAGTGAAGAAATTAAAATAAATATTCCATGTGGATTTATCTTCCGATGTATTCAACTCAGGGTAAGCGTAAAAAAAGGGTGCCATCTGGAGCCGGTAAGGCGAAGAAGCCATTTCGTGGGCCACCCGCAGCCGCGCAGGCACAACCACGAGGAATTATACCTGGTTTATTATATCAAACACAAACAGAAAAGAAAGTACTATTTAGTGGTACATCAGATCCGGTATTTGGTCCTTTGGCATTGGCAGTAAATGGAAACTTGATTTCTATCAACTTGATACAAGTAGGATCGTCAATGTTCAACAGAATTGGAAGAAAAATTGAAATGAGATCAGTTAGATTAACAGCAAGACTTTCAACATTGAATGTCACCCGCGCAACTATAACACCTGATATTGGCAGAGTAATGATCATTTATGATCGTCAAACAAATGGAGCATTTCCCGCGGTACAGGACATCCTTCAGGATACCGACCAGGCAGGCAACAACACAATTGATGGAGGACTTAGTGGATTGAATATGGATAACAGGGAGAGGTTTGTGACAATAATGGACAAGAAGATTACAATACCTCAAGCAACTAATACAGCTGGCGTCCTCACAAACATCTTTCCTAATGATAATACTTTGCCTGTTGTTATGGATGAATTTAGAAAGTTGAGAGGATTAACAACACACTTCAAAGCAGATTCCCAACCAGCAGTTATAGGAGATATAAGCACTGGCGGTTTGTATATATTAACAACTGCTCAAGTACAGGTGGGCGGTACCGAACTTTTCCAGTTGGATTGGAACTGTAGACTAAAATATGTTGATGTATAATAAAAGACATCATCTCGAAAAGAAGGTGTCCGTCCTATGTTAG